ACGTTTATTCTCACAACTGCAATCATAGTCTATATGTTGATTCTCGTCGATTTCAATGATGATAATTTGATATCCCAAATCTAAGAATAAATCTGGTCTACGTTTAGAACAACCATCTTGAACGCGTTTATCCGTTTTCCACGTAACATCTGAAAACGTCGATTTTATGAATTCAACTACACTATTCTCTTTTGTTTTATGATTACGAGCTTGAGGTTTTTCTGGGAACAAATGTAAAAAACAAAAACTGCAATAACCCTCGTTAGACGATTTATATGTCCGATTTAGACACCATTCTGATAAACATTTTTTATTGGAAACATCGATCATATCTGACGTCTTGTGTAAAATACAATATACAGGTTTTGTTTCTAGCAACGTGTTGTATAATGGACGTCTTGTACACTCTTCAAATTTGCATTTCTTATGAGTCAAATCGACCATCAAATCTAATTTATGTTCTGAACAAAATCTGGTTTTTATTTCTCCAATGTAGTTGAATGCAGAGAGCTTTGTACATTTTTCGTTTTCGTTTGAAATATGTTCGCATTTTGAGTGTTTTACATTAATCATATTTTCCAATTTATGGTCTGCACAATACATTGCTAATTTTCCCGGTTCTCCATAGCTGGGAGATTTTTGACAACCTGATTCAGCACAACTGTTGTGTTTCAGGTCAATCATTCCATCTTTTTTATGCTGGGAGCAATGGGTTTTTGTTTTGCCCGGATATCCATAGCTTGGAACGATTATTGCACATTCTTCACACAATTTATTTACGACATTTACCATACCTTCTTGTTTATGTTCAGCACAAAATAACCCGCCCTTTTTACCAGGGAAATTAAAGATACGTACTTTTCCACATATTGTGCTTTGACCACTGCTTTGACCTGTACATCGTTTTTCCAAACTATTTACCATTTCTTCCGTCTTGTGCAAAGCGCAGTACATCGGTTTCCCACCAGCCACGTTAAAACTCGGCCTATGATTGCAACCTTCCCCATTATCATCTATATGAGCACATAATTTATTTATAACATTTACCATACCTTCCTGTTTATGTGAGCCACAGTATTTTGCAGAAGTTGTCCCCAAAATATTGAAACTAGCAGACGTTTTTTTTCCTGCATCAACACACGTTATACAGAAAGGCATAGATTGTATATATTACAAACTGCAATTTTATACCTTTTACTCAAAATTATACATTTCACAAATTATCGGTGGATTTACGCAAATCGCGATTTTTCGAATCCTGTTTTTTGAAAGATGCCTGACTCTTTATACTTCGACCACTACCGCTACTACTACCATTCTTACTACTATCACTCTTTTTTTTGAAAGCATATTTGAGTTTAATAATTTCAAAATTAGACAGATCGGTTTCAATATAGCTTGCATACAACTGTGCCCGGCCCGTCTGACATTTCAATTCACTCAAGCCAAGACTCAATTCTTGTATGAGTTCATCGACCCTACTCATATAATGATAGTACCACCTTCTAAAAAAAGCGGCTGTAATGCGTGCTGCTAATAATAAGATACTATCATGATGCATCTTATTATTTATTACTGTATGTTATTCGAGAAATTGGTGAGCAAGAAATTCTCTAAATAGTTCTCTTTGAATACTTCCCGCTTGTTTTCGTGTTTTTTCGTGAAAATGTAAGATTCGTCTTGTTTTTTCACTGACCAACCTTGGTCTAGGGCATTCGATATAAACAATAATTTTCTTAAGGTGGGTTTTTCTAGTTTTGCTGTATCTATGAAATCGGACATTTCTAATTCCATATTTGAGATTCTATATAGAGTTTGGTCGATTTAAAAACGTCGTTTTTGGCGAGTTCTATGATTTCGTCTCTTGCTAGATTTTGTGCGATTATTTTTGCGAGGCTTATGTGTTCTCCTGTTGTCGCGTTTTCTTCGTATTGTTCGTTTTTTATATTTTCCTCCATAAACGCCTATCGCTCTATCAAATTGAAGTCCACTATCTATAGGAGTATCAATTCTTCTATCTTGTATTTCTGATAGTTGTTGAAATTTTTTTGTAATATAGTTTCTAATATCGGTTTGTATTTCTTCTGGATGATGTTGAAAATTTCCTGCACTTATTTCATATTTTGTTGGTAAATGCAGTAAAAAATACATATTTTTTCTTAGACGTTTAAACAAAGTATCGTCATCATCAATTAACAGATCGTACAAAACATCAAGAAGATCATTTGGTAAAAAATACTCCTCTATTTCGTTTTCATCACTTTCACCGCCACCACCCATTTTACCTCTTTTAGGTGGTGGTGGAAGGGCTGATGCTGATGCTCCTTCACCTGGGCGAACATAGATAGTAATCGGTGTATCTTCAAACACTTGTCTGAACAAATCTTCTAATCCTTCGTGTATAATTGGTTTTTGCTTTCCATCCACTTTATTCATTTCATTTACTCGATTTTCTAAATAGTATAATAACAACATATTCACATTAATTTCGTTTCGATTAAATCCAACAAATTTATCTGTCAAAAGTTTATCACTAAATGTGAGAGTATTTGTTTCTAATAGATTGCGAAAAGATGTAATTGTAATTATCGAGTCTTCAGATTTTACAAAATCTTTTTCTTCAATGGCTTGTCTTATGTCTGAATCATTTATAAATGCTTGAAGGTCACATACATATTCTGCATATTTCAAATATTCTCTTTCTTCTTCTGGATCCAATTCATCTTTCTTATTCGTAGTAACGTAACTAACTTTATTAGCAGTTGTGCAATAATTATCCATAAAATTAACACCTGCTTTTCCTACTTTTGCATTGATGTCTTTTTTCATGTCTTCAATATTTTCAAAAATATTTTCTTTATTGAAATCATCCCCAGAGTCAATATCTTTATAAGACAGTTCAAATAATCTTTTGAAGATGATGGGTTGAATATCTAGACCTGGTTCATTTCTTAGGGCTTGAGCTTCAGTGGCTCGTTTTCTTCTGAATATCGATGGAATCGTCTTCTTTTCTTGGCTTTTTAAATAACACAAAAAGGTAATTAAACCAACAAATCCTCTTAGAAACTTATCTAACTCATATGATATTGTTATGTCACTAATCAAAGTATCTTTATTATCCTTATTACTACTCATCAAGTTGTTTAAAATATCTTCAATGCTGCCTCTAGTTACATTGTATAGCATTTCTCTTGCGTTTATAACAAGTCGTTGTTCTGCTTTTACTAATAAATTTTTTTTGATTAAAAACTCTTCAATCTCCTTATCTCTTCTATCTTCTCCATCCGAAGCTTGAGCTGGTGTACAAGATTTTATTCCTGATGTAGCAAGTTGTTTTTGAGCAGCTGCTATTGTACTCTCAAAACCAAGATTTTTCATAGTAGTAGCTAACGATAATGTTGCTGTTATTACACCATTGATTTTATCAAAAAAATTACTTTGGTATTGACATAGAATATCTGAATGTAATGCATTACAAATAGGAATAATTGAGGTCGTAGTACCAAAGGAAACAGTACTTCTTTCAAAGAAAACATCTGAACTTCTTGGCGCCTTCATACTAGTAATTGCTGATGTATATGGATTCATTTGTAATATATTAGTTGTTATACCCTTTGGTGCTAATAAGATGAACTTTTTCAAATTCGCACTATTCATTACAGTATCATCAAATGAAGTTCCCAATAATTCTCCTATTTTACGAATAGATTCAGTAGCATCAACAAAAAATTTCGCTTTATTTGTTACAAAGTTTACAAATTTACTTATAGTTTGACATTTTGCACCTGCACTAATTACGACTGGGTCGTCCTTTCCTTTTCCCGAAATTTGTGCCTTTACATTGCTTATTTCGTTAGGCATTAATTCATTTCTGATGTGATTCATTACTTCACTAAGATTTCTCCGCTTATCAGCAGGATAGTCATTCAACTTATCTGTAATTTTATTGTATTCAGTAATTATGTCATTGATTAGTGCCGATTCTTCAATAGACGCTTCTCTTATTGAAGTATGCAATGATGCATATATTTGTAATGCAGGTAATAATAGAAAATGACGTAACATAAAATGATGATAATCTGAATCTTTTTCGATAGTAAGGTTCAGTAATGTAGTATCAAAAATATTTTTGAATCTCGATGGTTCGTTTTTCATACTATTCCATTGATTAAAACTTTCAGCTAAATTCGTAGCAAGCATTGTGTCACTCTTTGTTAATAACGTATTTATTTCTTCCATTATATCTATCAAGTCTTTTCTTACAAAAATAGTAATTCCTTCGAGTGTATTTGCAAATACAATAGGACAATTATAATTCAATGCACATATGTATGCTATTCTGTCATATGAACAAAATGCATGACAGCCATTAGAATCGAACGTTACTACATTGCCGTCGTTTTTATTTTTGTAACCCTGATCATTGTCAAGAAATCTTCTTAAATGCATAACTTCTTTGCAACACGATAAAGATTGAGATGCATCTCCTAGTTTTTTTGATAAAATTTGGGCCTCTGGAGAATAATCCATAATTTCATCTAATTTCATTGACGTACTATTACTATTATCTTGAACAAATTTCACAAAACGTCTTAGATTCTCTCCCTTTGCTTTATATGATGCAAGTTCTGATTTGTTCAAAATTCCATCTCCTTTCGATGCAAGGTCCTTATCAGAAAACGCATAATATTTAGGTTTAGTAGGGTCAGTTATTATCAAAATTGCTTCTTGATCATTATAATCATTAGAGTTGTTTGTCCTGACTCCTAAAAACAATTTTTTATTTGTATAAATCATTTTTTCTGGAACATTAGTAGAGAATTTGTATTCTGTCTCACCAACTTCCCAGTTAGGATAATATTCAATACGCGATTTTTGTGAATCTTCCCAGCAAAAAATAAAATTACTACCGTTTTTCCTGAAATAATTAGGATACTCTGCCTCTTTGTATTTTTTATCATCTGAATGCCAATTTGTTTTTCCCGCAGGGTCATATAATGTTTGAGCATTCTGTACCCAATAAAACTTTTGGGTCTCCTCTGTAGATACAAACTTTAAGTCTTCTCTAATGTTAGCATAGGCTACATCACATACTATATATATATCACGTAATAATCCCATTCTTCTTAATTCCGCTTGAATCAATGAAGTCGTTTCATTCATATCATGCTGTTTGCGGTGTACAACACCTATCTCGTATCGTTGATTAATATTAGTTGTTAATATGTCAGTTATCATTTCTGGATCGTCTAATAATAGATTCTTGAAAGTACTGTGTTTCTCTGGTTTTATAACTTGGTCTTTTACGAATCCATCTTCTGTTATAACGCTAGTATTCGTACATTGGTCTAGAGATACACTACTTACCGTGGGTATAGTAGAAGCTACATATTTTTTTATGCTATCGCTGTCAAAATATGTATGAAAATCGTGCTTTGCATCTGCATAGGAAGACCTACATCCTTGAAGTGGAAGATAATTATCAACCGCCATTTTATATTATCGATATATAATTACAGGATATAATTGTAGAGAGATAAAACTAATCTTTTCACGAAATAATTACATAAAGTTTCCTGGTTTATTTGTATAAAAACACTATGGCAAAAAGTAATCCTAAAACACTAGTTGCTTATCAGGCATCAACGATTGATGAAAAACACACTGAGATGCTAGAGCGGTTTCAAAATATAGAATCTACTATTATTCCGTCACTTCGTCAAGAAATCACACATTTGAAAGACAAAATTTTACTACTAAAAGATAGTGAATTTGAAACATATATGGATATACGTGATAAGATATATCAATTGAAAGACAAGATTAAAGTATTGAAGGGCGAGAAAAAACGCTATTTATTGGAGAATTCAAAGTATATTTTCCAGTATTTTGAAGACAAAAAGCAGATATCGAATTTATCTAATTTGCCATCTGCTAAATCGAGCAATGCGGTCAACTCCTTTTTCAAGATAAAGTTTGTCTCCGATTCAGGTGAATGTCCTGATAATGTTCCGGCGAATCAACTGAAGAAGAGTTATCAGAATTATTGGCGAAATGTAAGTAATGAGATTACCAATATACAGGATTTCGTTATCAGTACCGATGTCTGTGAAGTATGCTCGGCTGGAGAACTTATTCCACAGGACGAAGAAGGCATCCTAATATGTAACAATAGCGCGTGTGCCAAATTCGTGACATATATTGTTGACGGGTCAAAACCTGCTAATAAGGAACCACCCAATGAGGTTTCCTATACTGCATACATTCGACTGAACCATTTCAAAGAGATTTTATCACAATTTCAGGCGAAAGAAACTACGCAAATTCCCGAGGAGGTGATTAATGCTATTAAAGCGCGCATCAAGAAAGAGCGTATCAAGGATATGTCTCTTATTAATTACGACAAAATGCGCGATATTTTGAGGAAACTAGGCTACAATAAGTATTTCGAGCATATTCAATATATTAATTCACTGTTTGGTATCAAACCGCCAATTATGAATGAGGAATTGCACGAAACTTTGTGTGTTTTGTTCATTGAAATCCAGAAACCGTGGGCCACTCATTGTCCCGCAAATCGGACGAATTTCTTTAATTATACGTATACCTTGCACCAGCTATGTGTATTGCTCGATCAAACACAGTATTTGCCCTATATCCCTATGATGAAGGATCGTGAAAAACAGCTGGAACAGGATATGATTTGGAAAAAAGTGTGCAATGATTTAGATTGGGTGTTTTTTCCTAGTGTGTAAGGGTGCTGCGCACCCTTATGAACCCCTTCTATTCTGACGTTTTTATTTGTGTTATCAAAGTAACATAAAGTTTTGCTATATCATACATATATATCATAGTACATATCTAATGGCCGCATCTTATCCTTTTGATATGACCATTGTGTACGGAACAAACGCCCAATATCGCCAATGTTTCCGAGAACTCTGTGGAATGACCAACATTGTGATGGATCCTTCATTGAATTTGGCGGACTTGGACGAGGAGACATTGGACGAGCAACATTTTGATATGGAAGCGGCTAGTCGAACAATGGACGCGATATGGGATTCTACCAAGAGCAATGTGCAGTTTCAAAAGATTTACGAGAAAGCGGCTGCAATTATGCTGTCACAAGATAAAGAGATAGGACTTGCTGTATTGATTTCATATGACTATTTAGACGTGTTTCACGCCTGCTTCTGTAGATTTATGCGAGAATCCGGTACATTTGCCGAGACTTCGCCAGAATATTTGGCAGTTCTCGAAAGATTCGCGAAATTGAATCGAAAATCGTAAATACTTCAAAATGGTACGGACACAAATATTATATTATCTTATTATAATATAATAGACAAGACTGATGGCTTCTACACGAAACAAGAATTGTCCCGGTGATTACATATTAGAACAGGCTCAGAATAAAGGCATTTGCAGATATTCCGAATATGGAAATTCTGCTTATGGACATCCTATGGAAACAATGCTTCCTGGTGATGGTTTGTTGCAGGGTCGAGTTGCTCCCACAAAGTTATCGGGGAATTCTTGTGATATTGAATCTCAATTGTTCGGAATTGGTTCAACGAATTTAGTGAAACCAAAGGACCCAGTTACTCCAGATATTCACCCTCTTTTAAGCTTAAATATGATTCATCGTATTCCGGTTCTAATTCCTCAACCTCTTGTAGTTGCGAAAGATCAGCGTCCTTATCCTCTACATTGAGAGGATTGCTACGCTTATCCTCTGCATTGTCTAGATTGCTTGAGTCATCCTCATCTAAATCTGAATCACTTTCACTTTGTGTAGTATCATCATCCTCGTCATCGTCGTAATATTTAGCTGTATTTCGAGAAGCTGCTCTCCTTTTATTAGAATAACGTTTGAATGTTATATTTTGAGGCCGCCTTTTAGGTGGTTTTTCTGCTGGTAAAATAACCTTCTCTTTTTCAAGTCGTTTATTTTTCAAAGCTGACTGAATTTGTTCGTAAAGTGACAATTGAAGAGATGATATGTCGCGTTTTTCTGGAAGTTCAATACAGTTCTCTATTTCTATCTTCATATAGTCTGACATGACTTCAAATGTTTCATCCTGAGACACTTTGATTGGTATCTGAATTAGCGCATTCACATATTCGACCGACATTTAAATACAATTTATGTCAAATTATATTTAACCTCTTTTATACCGATAACGATTATTTATACAGGATAATTTATAGGAACTACATAGTTTTTTGTGCGATTACCATTCGTAGAACCTTCTGATAGGACTGTTCCTAAATCTCCTACAACACCGATCTGTGGTTGTCCTGGTACTTGTCCTTGCACAGGTACTTGTCCTTGCACAGGTACAGGTACTTGTCCTTGTACTGGTCCTTGTACTTGTACTTGTCCTGGCACTTGCACTTGCACTGGTCCTTGTACTTGAAGTGGTGCATTTATGGTTGTTGTAAGATCTCCTATTGCTTTTGTAATATTTGATATCAATATACTAGTAGGTACTTGTACTGGTACTTGTACTTGTACTGGTACTTGTACTGGTACTTGTACTGGTACTTGTACTTGTGCTGGTATTGGCACTGGTCCTTGTGCTTGTGCTTGTACTGGTCCTTGTGCTTGTGCTTGTACTGGTATTACGTTCGCATTATCAACCTTTTTAGCTAAGATTTCTAATGCAGTTGTAATATCGTGCATTAGCCTAGCACTGATATCTGGTTGTTGTTCTGGAACAACTGCTTGTTCTGAATCTGAGTTCGTCAATACTATTTGTCCGTCGATTTTACGCGTAATTGCTCCTATTATCTTTGTGATATTTCTTAATAATATTTCAACTTCGTCTGGTGTCAATTGTCTTGGTTCATCCACCTTATTAGCGACTTGTCCAATAGAAGCCGTAATAGTTTGCAATAACTTGTCAATGTTATTGTACATTTGGTCATCACTATTACTAGTTACTTTTCCAACTGTTGTCGCTACTTGTTTTATTGGTTCATCTATTGTTTCTCCTGTTGTAATCTCATTTATTCTTTCATCGAGGTCATCTTGCGATGATTCGGTAGACAATGTTTGAATATGTGGGAGCACTTTTTCATTTTCTCTTGTTATTGCTCCTATGATTTTTATCATATTTTCTAGCAATTGATTCACTTTTACATCAGATGAGTGAGGTATTGCACGATTTATTAATATATTGTATAATCCTTTTGCTAAAACCTTTTCCATATCAGACATACTATTATTACTTAATATAATAATAGTATCATTTTTTATTCGGCTTTGTAAACTATGCCGATATATAGTTTTAGGTGTGATATTATCCGCAAAGAATTTACATAACTACACACGATTTGTTTTCTTCTAGTTGTGTTACGTCAATTGCTTGTGCTGCTTGTTCTGATTGTGCTGCTTGTTCTTTTTGAAGTACTTCTTCATCGTGTTTTGCCTGTGCTAATTCGGCTTCTGCTTGAGCCTTTTTTACAGCTTCAGCTTCCTGTACTTCTTTCGCTTCTTTCGCCATTTCTGCTTCCTTTGCTAGAGTGGCCTCAAGTAGTTTCTTTTTTTCGTTCAACTCCTTTTCTTTTATTCTTTTAGTTGCAGCTACAAAGTATGGATTTGTTTGTTTAACTGCTTCGGCTGCTTCAGCTGCTTCAGCTGCGGTTTCTGCTGCTACTCTTTTTGCTTCTAGGTTTTTCCGGATCGCATCTGACTTTTCTTGTGTCTGTTGCTTATTTACTGCGTAATCACGTTGCTTTTCTACAGATAATATCGTTTTTACTACAGTATTAATATTCTTGTGTAAGTCTACTGCAGCTTGTTTTGCTTGTGCTTCTTCTTTCAATGCCTTCTTTTTCATTTCATTTGATGCCGCGGCTTTTTCTTGTAATTTTCTTCTTCTTAATTCCATTTCTGTTTTTCGTTCCATTTCTGTTTTTCGTTCCCTATCTTGTTTTATGTATCTTTCTGCATTTTTTGCTCCTATTTCGGTTCTTCCTGTCATTGATGATATTGCAGAAACTGCTCTAGTTAATGTAGTCTTCATTACTTTAGCATCTTTTACGGCTTCTTCCATATTTGCTGCATCTTCAGATGCTTTTTCCGCTTTTGTTGCTTCTTTTTCTGTTTTTTTGGCTTTTTCGCTCTGCAGTACTTCTATTGCTTTCAAGTTTACTAATTCTTCCGCGTCT